TTAAATAATTTCTTTCTTTGGTGGAATAGTGGATGCCTTGGCCGCTAATGCCTCCTGCAACCCTTTCTCCGCGATCTTGTGCAGCGCCAGTTGTCCTGCGTCCGGCGGATGCTTCTGAAACATTCCTGCTTTCTCGAATTGCCCTACGCAGGCTTTCTTGAAGTCCTCCCAGCTTTGACCTTTCTCCCGCATTATAAACACTGCGTTCTTTGGTCTTGTTGTAGATTCCATATTTTTGTTATTTGTGTTTTCCTTGCTCATAATGCCTCCTTTTTTACTTCAATCCGGCTGCTTCCAGAAGAGCGTCCACCCTGTCTGTCTTTTCCCAGGGAATCCTTTACGGTCGAATATGAGCATTGATGATAATCGCTCAGCACTGAAAAACTAGGAGCGTGCCATATTTTTCCGTCCTCTGGATTGTAACGATTGGCATTTGCCTTCCTTTTATTGAGTTGTCCGCCGCAATAAGCGCAAAGATTGTCATTCTCGCAATAGCAGGATACTCTGACTATAAGAAAATCATCCATTATCTTATTTAGATCAAGACACTTTCCTTTGTAATCTCCACATACCGGACAGATCACAAGCCCCTTAGGAAGTCCGTTTTCCTGAAAACCCTGAAGGCATATTATTTCTTCATGTGTCGCTTTCCGGCCTCCCTTTGAGAGGTTTCCTACAATATAACCTGACGTTCCGTTTCTTTGGATAAAGTCTTTAAGTTCTTTCTCTCTCAGCAAAAGATCAGCATCAGCTGGCTGTTCCTCGGAGAGCAGCAGCCGGCCCGTTACAAAATGCCCCCCACCCTTGGGGCTTTGTTCTAAAAAACGCGGTTTATTCTCCGGTAAAAAATACACACCCTTATTCTCATTCAGCACAAGGAAGACCCCTAATTTGTTAGCGTCCGTTTGAGCTTGCGCAAGTCGAAAGAGATCTTCAGGATTGTTTTGTTTGGAGAGAAGGTTGATGTGAAAAAACCAGTCTTTGATAACAATCATCAAATAAGGATACCCCTTGAAAAAAGGTTTTTGCTCCCTGCAATCATTTTCATTCTTTGAATTATTTTTGTTCATAATGCCTCCTTTTTCTGTTAAATTTGTTAATGTCAGTTCCGGACATCATTTCCTATTTCCCGGAGCTGAAAAACCATAACCACCAATGACAAGGCGGTCATACCTGTCCCAAAAACAAAAAACCCGCGCCAAGAGGCAACGGGTTCATTAATAAAAACACATTGGCCTTTAGCACATTTTTATAGCGGAGCAAGTAACCTGTTTAAATCGCCGCTGTTATTTATTTAGTCATGCTATGTTTCTCATCTCATGTTCATCGTCCAAATATTGTTTCCTTTTTTACTTCAGTCCAGCAGTTTCCCGAAGATCTTTCACACGGTCTGTTTTTTCCCACGGGAAACCATTGCGGCCAAAGTGGCCATAGTTGCAACTCTTGCGATAAATCCACCCTTTTGGCGCGGTGAGTCCCAGGTCCTTGATCATCATAGCCGGACGGAAATCAAATATTTTGCCATCCATAAGAATCCGGGCAATCTTATCGTCATCAATTTTCCCCGTGTCATAGGTACTGACATTGATACTGAGCGGTTTGGCTACACCAATCGCATAGGCAATCTGAATCTCGCATTTGTCGGCCAGTTTCGCGGCAACAATATTCTTGGCGGCGTAACGGGCATAATAAGCAGCGGAACGATCCACTTTTGACGGGTCTTTACCTGAAAAAGCACCGCCGCCATGTGATCCCACGCCTCCATAGGAATCCACGATAATCTTACGACCTGTAACACCAGCATCGCCGCATGGACCGCCAATAACAAACTTGCCCGTCGGGTTGATGAAAAACTCTGTCCGGTTGGTCAGAAGTCCCGTTTTATCGAGAACGTTATGCGCAACATCTATCAAATCTTTACGTATTCGTTTTAGTGGTACATCGCGGGTCTGATGGGAAATTACGACTGTTGTAATTTTAACAGCTTTTCCATCCTCGTGTAACACGCTAACCTGCGCCTTGGAATCCGGGCGGAGATATTCAATAACCTTCTCCTTGCGAATCCGGGTTAGTTCCTCCAATAAGCTGTGTGCAAACATGATTGGGGCAGGCATTAATTGAGGTGTTGCGTTGGATGCATAGCCGAACATCATGCCCTGATCGCCTGCGCCCTGATTTTCAATGGGCCCACGGTCTACTCCTCTCTCGATATTCTCCGACTGCTTATGAATAGCGCAGACGTAGTTAAAAGTGTCGTAACTGAATCCCTCGGAGGGATCATCGTAACCGATGTCCTCCACGACATTACGTGCTATCATCTGCGGATTGATCTTTTTCCAATTCTTGCAGGAAATTTCTCCAAGATTAACTACGAGATTTGGCCCCACAGCGGTCTCGCAACCCACATGGGCATGTTCATCCTGTTCCAGACATGCGTCCAGAATTGCGTCGGAAATCTGATCACATACTTTGTCCGGATGTCCTTCCGAAACCGATTCCGATGTGTAAATATGGCGTGTCTTCAATTTACTCATGTGATTTTCCTTTCTTTTGTAAATGGTTGTTTTAAAGCCCTTAAAAACAAAAAACCCGTGCCAAAAGGACACGGGTCATAAAATCAATTATGTTGCCAGCCTTTAGCACATTTTTATAGCGGAGCAAGTAACCTATCTAACTCACCGCTGTTAATTATATGATACGCCTTTCTCAGATTTTGTCAAGACATATTACCTACTCCCGGGAAAACAATAATAGGAAGAAATGCTTGTTGCTTTCACATAGCGTTAGCGATCCGTTGGAACGCCTTGTTAACTGGTTAACTTCCAAACCGACTCCGGATATGAAAGATAATAAATAGAATTGAAACCATAGGTATTACATATAATATTATCCTTTAAGCGAGCTTTGCCTGAATTGAACAGTCCGTCACTCACAAGGAGCAACCTTACGTCTGATATATTCTTTGAATACTTTTGAAGATTCTTTGCTTTCTCAAATATGACTCTTTCAATAATATCTTTATTAATAGGAGGCACAAAACCGACTTGATCAGACACATAATTCCATCTTTTGTATTCGCCTAATTGATCTGAAAGTCTCAAAACATAAATTACACAGCCGTTATAGGGCTCAATCCGTTTTTGTTCAAACTCCGATAGTTGCGATGCCTCCTTTGTAATCGAGCTCAATAACTTATCGTGATGACCGATATAACCCAATAAATTAACTCTGATGGCGGAACCATTTGACTTGTAATAAACATCGGCCAATTTTTGAATATTCTTCAGGTTATTCTTTTCATTAGCTTTTTTTGTAGATCCCTTGCTTGACTCGTCGAGATATATTTCTCTGACCTCTAACCCAAATTTCCCTAATTCTGTTGTCACTATCAGGTCAGGCCAACTGACTTCATCAGGAGAAGGTGCTACGGCCCAAGACTCTTTAAGCAACTCACCTGTTCTTTTGGCATAAGTCAATTCAAGACTTTTCTGATTTTGCGAGGTCATGATTTATCTTTATACACAACTTTTTAATGAAGATGGATTTTTAACGATTACTGGTTATAACATAGCATAAAAATAATATTTTGAAAAATAAGACTTACAGGAAGGAAGCATCACTCGGATGAATCGAATTAACTCTGATAATGAGCATTAATTAAAGATTAAAATTCCGGCACTTTGACGGATAGATGCTTTTCAAACCATTCCGCGACCAGGCGGCGGTGACAGTCTTCGCCGGGTTTTTCCCAACACAACAAGATTACATCTTCGCCCAGATCGTCCAGGACTTTGGCTGGGTCTAGTTTACCAAGCACGTCGCGCTGATACTCTTTGACATATGCCGGCCAGGATAAACCTGCCCTGAAGCGATTGAGTAAGTCTATCGACGGCGCTAATAAAATATACCGGCGGCGGCCAGCCCACCAGCGCGGCGGCCAGCGTGCAATGCTAACGGCGTTTGGATTGTCTGCTATTGTTTTATTTCCGAAATTTGATGTTTTCACTATTTACCCCTTAATTATATTATACTTTTTTTATTTGTGTTTATCAAGAGAAATATAAAATAATATCGCTTACTTATCATTATTTTTTCATTCTCAATTTTGGCATGTATTTTGTCCAATTCAATACGCGGCATTTAAAGGCTTCTCTTTTTTTTGTTGTTTTTTATCCCCGCCAACATAGTGGTGGTAAGGGTTTACGGTCGCTCTCTAACCCTTTATGGATATGGGTTTACTCTTACAATCGCCAACATAGTGATAGTAAGGGTTTCTTTTTTTATCCCCCGCCAGCCCAGTGTGGTATTGAGCTAGACGTCGCTTTAAAATGGTCGCCACTCAATTATTTTAAAGTTCCCCTTGTGAGTATATGCATGTCATTTTTAAAGTATTTTTTGTCGTTTCTGATCTTGTGGCATGGTTTTTGTCCACGTCATTTTGTCAAAAACTTTGATCGAGCAACAGGCCAAGTAGAAGGTGACCTCGGCGTTGCGGCCGATTTTGGTTCTATATCCGGATCAAAAAAATCTTCCGGGTTGACTTTCCTTTTTTCTATAAAATCTTTCAACGATTGTTCCGATACGCGAACGGAGCGACTACCGACCTTTATGGCCGTCAGAGATCCTTCAGCGATCAGGTCGTAAATATGCCGTTCTGTGCAGCTGAGCAAATCAGCTACAACATGCAGTGTCAAATATTTATCTTGGATCGATGTCATTCAATTCCTTTATTCACCTATCTCATAATGTGGAGCATTATCGCCGTCTCATCCATGATGATTTCGCAACCACCGGTTTTTCACTTTTCGATTTATTGTCCGCCGCGGATAAGGTTTGTTGTCTGAGACGCTCAGCTAACAGCCGCAGACCGCCGCCGGGAAATTCCATCTCGACGCAAACCGACGCCAGGATTTCCGCATCGAACAAATGATTAGGACGTTGGTGAGGGTTAACCCATTCCTCCGCGCCTTTATCGACAATTTGTTTTTCTTCGGCCAGGATTTGCTCAGCATAATCCGCTCCGGTACCGGCGTGCAGAAATGCAGCGCCAGGCAAATTACGCGTGTCTTCCTGAGCGGCAAGTTGCAAACGATAATGGAACTGATCTTTGGCCTTTTGGGTATCGACATGCAAAAGCCTGAGCGCTGCGGGTAATTTTTTGCCCGAAGGAGTGGACATTATTGGTTCGCCAATTTTTAACATTCCCGGAAGTGAATTTGTTGCGCCCTTAGTTCCCCAAAGAGCGACGCCGCCGCGTCCGCGGTTTTTTATAAGCCAATAATACGCTTCTTCTGTCATGCTCATGCCCTCATATTTCTCGCCGCCGCCCGTATCCTTACAGGCGCGAAAGATACGCATTTTGCGGTCTGTATCGCCGACCGGATAACTGGATTCGTAAATTAGTTTTTCGACTTCATCTTCCGTCTCCAGAAAGCCATAATGGATCAGCCAACTGGTGAGTTCCGCCGTCCATGCCCTCACAACAAACCAGAAGCCGTGTTTTTGCTTGTCAATGCCGCATGTCAGCGCAATCGCGGATTCGGGAACGGTCTGCGGAGCCAGGTCGCAGCGGGCCGCTAATATCTGCGCTTCGTTTTTACTGATGATGGTAAGTTTCCACGGTTCGGCCAAATGTTTATTGCAAAAGTCTTTCAATTTATTGATGTCGCTTTGGCCTTTTAGGAATGCTGCGGCAATGGTCGAAAAGGAAATAAATGGCGATATCCAACTGGGAATGTGGAAGCCGATCTTTGCCGGACGGTTTATCCGCAGGTATTCCATGAGTTCAACTTCGCTTTTTCTGTCGCGCCATCGGCCATGACGAACAGCGCGGTCTCGGTCATAATCATTCCAATGCGCAGAACACTGAGGGCACTCATACCAGGCGAGTTTTTCGGATTCGATTGTTTCGGCGGGAAGGGAATGATAATCGCCTTTTTCATCCGGTTCCTTTTCGTGTTCCCATTTGATATTCTTAAAAATCATTTTGTGATGATGGTCGCAAAACGGGCAATTAACGTGATAATCGAAAATGACCTGGGCTTCTTTGGTTAATGCTTGCCAGATGTTTCCTGATTCGATTGTCGGCGTGCTGATTTTCCACTTTTTACAGTTGTGACGATATGTGATTGCACGAGCTTCTCCCAGGGATATCGGATCGGTTTCACGCTTTCCGGCTGTGTCGGGGTATTTATCGATTTCATCAAATACCAGATACCTGATCGGTTTATTAGCCAGCCGGGAGGCGGAACGTGCCCACGCCATGTAAAGTTGCATATGCTGGAGGCTAATGCGCAACATGCCCGCGTCATCGTCGATACCGGTCATGTAGGATGCCAGGCGCCGGCTGGATTTAATCATGGGCTGGATTCGGTCCTGACAGTTTTCTTTGGCCGTCAATTCGTCGGGGTAGATAAAGAGCACGGGGCCAGGATCGCGGTCTATGGCATATCCGATGCAATTTAGGGTTGATTCCGAGGCGCCCACTTGAGGGGCTTTGCATAAGATAGTGGTTTGCACGGACGGGAAAAAAGAGGCATCCATGATTCCGGCCAAGTAGGGTGTAACTTCATTTTTCCATCGGCCGGGCAGCACCGACATTGTAACATTACGATGCAATTCAGCCCACTTTGATACTAATATTTTTTTATGCTTGCGGAAGATGCGCCGTTCACTTTCGGAAAATTTAATTCGGTGCCGGATTTCGCCTTCTTGCTTAAGCATTGCAGGAGGCAGCCAGGGGGAGTTGCGGGGTATGTGGATAGTGTTTACGTTCATAATATTTCTTCTACCGAGTCGCTTCGCTCCGGGGATCGTTCTCTGGGATTATTTTCATGATCCACAGGCTCACTATCAATTACGACTTCATATTCCCTACTGCTCGCATAATGGTTGATGTGTTCATCAATATCGTTGCTCATCTTATTGATTAGCTCTCCCACTTTCCGCGTGTCGCCGCCGGACAACTCTATCCAATCGGAGACGTTAGTTTGCACCCAATGCTTTAATCCGGCAATTAATATCCCGGCGCGCGTGGCTAGTTCGATTTCCATCTGCTCACGGGGAATATATAGGCCGCGGTCTTTTTCGTAATTAAATGTTTCTCGGTCATTTTTGAGTGTGAGGTTTCTTAATTCGGCTTCGAGTTTTTGCCTTTGTAATTCATCGAGGCCCTCCTGAAGACGTTTGCCGGTCGCCTTTTTTTTGAGCCAGGTTTCTGCGTACTTCTCTATAGATTTTTGCGTAAAAGTTCCGTCAACCTGTCTTAGCAATTTACGCTCAATCTTTATGTGCCGATTTAAGGTAGCTTTGGATGTTTTCCATCCATTTTCTTCAAGATATTTTAAAATGGATTTTTCCGTAGAATATTTTTCATCGGATTTTTCGCCGCCCTGAGCCAATCTGAATTTTTCCAGAGCTTCCTGCGCAGAGTTCATATTCCGATAATTTTGAGAAGACGGGTCTTCCTTAACATTTATTTGTGTCTTCAAATAGGCATTAAACAGTAATATACCTTTACTCTTTATATCATCGGGTTTGCCGTCGATTAATTTTTCGAGTTCTTCTTTTTGCATAGTTTAATTTTTTATTTTACTTTTTTTTCGCCAATTGGCGAAATTACTTTTATTAGGTTCTTCCAAGTAATTTCCTGATCAGGATGATTTAAAATATATTCCCGGACTTCTTTTTCGTGAAACACTAAATGGTTAATCCGGCCCGCGCCGCCGTATTTGCCATTACGCAAGAGGGTAAAACGTCCCGGTTCATTGATAATTTTAACGCCGGGATTGTCGCGCAGGAGCTTCCAAAGCTCAGCTAAAAGCGGTGGTGTGCCTTCTGGTGGCGACTGGATATTCCGGATACCGGCCTGCGCCGGTATGACGGCGGAGATCGTCAATACTGGCGGCAGCCCTGCTCTTATCCACTGTCCGAGGTCTATCCCCATTTGATACGCTTCGCCCGGATCCTTGCCTCTGGGTACGGGCCACCGATCGCAATTATCCGGAAATTGTTCCGCCCACCATTTAATGGCTCTCTGTGCCGCTGTCTTTCCGCCTCCCACATCACCATAATCAAGGGCGTTGAGTATCTGTACAGCCCCTTTTAAAATGGCGTAGGCGGCAGCGTCAGGTTTTCCTTCGAGTGTTCCCAAGGCGACGGTTCCGGCCAGATCGGTGGACGCGGCGCAGGCGATGGCATCGAGTTCGGATTCGACAAGGATAAATGCCTTGCGTTCGGCGCCGATGACCATTGTGGCTTTAGATGAACCCCAAATAAAAATATAAGGATCGGGATATTCCTCGGTACGATGTTCTTCCGGTCGGCGGATTTTGATGCGAATAATTATTTGTTTTTGTTCCTGGATTCCCGCCTGCGCGGGAATGACACATAGAAGTGGAATTACTAATCCTCTGGGTATCCACAATTTGCGCGACTTCCCATTTTCTTTTTTCTGATCAGGCAATCCCCACGCGGTATGGTGACGGAATATGTCCTTGCCGTCTTCGCCGGGATTCCAGCCGAGGCGCGCTTGTTCTGCGGCTTCGGCGCTAATGCCGCGGGAGGCCAGCCAGGACAAGGCAGATTTGTTTTCTTTAAGATTACCTTGTGCCCAGGTGATAAATTTCTGCGCCCTTTCCTGCCACAAATCGGTTGGGTTTTTATATTGTGTCGGTTCGAATTCTCTTTTTTCCGGTGGCGGGGTAAAGTCCGTCGGGCGATCCGCCATAGTTATATCAAGATAGGCGCAAGCATCTTTAAAATTCATTCCTTCAAAATCAATAAGGAACTGGATATTGTCACCCGCTTTCAGGCAAGACCGGCACCAATAACTCCCCTTACCATCGTTCTGGTTCGGCCAAATATGAAAGCGATCACTCTCCTTTGGTCGTCCCCCATCACCACATCCCGGGCACGGACCGTGCCATTCGCCGCCGTGCGTTGACGAAACTTTCTTAAGATTCACTTTTTTTACTGCCAGGTCGTAGGTATTCATAATTATTTATGTGGCGGGTCAAATTGTTTGGGCCGCCACAGTTTTTTATTATTCGGATTGCCTCTTTTTACAGGAATACCTTCAATCAGATTTAGGGCAGCCGGCAAAATAGGGAGGATTTTCTTTTCATCATCATCTAATGCTTTCAAAGCCATTGTTGTGTTTGCGAGACCCAAGATACTACAGACATCTTTAGCAACCCACCATGGATCGTTCTGCTCGTCCAAAATGACACGTACGGGTCTGTCTTCGTAAATAAAGGGAATAATATTGGTGTTTTCGTTCATGATCTTTTCTCCTTTTTTATTATATGTAGATGGTTTATTTTTTAAAAATCTTCCTTTTCTTCTTCTTTTTTTTATATCTATTTATTATTATTATATATTTATATATATATTTAATATATACCCCACCCCTTAGGGACAGTTATCGATATTTGCAGGGAATCTCTAATCATTGATAATTAATAAAACCGCTCTGGCGTTCATATAGCGAAAACGCTCCCCGCCTCCCTAGAAAAAATCCACAAATCAGACTATCTACTCCGATCACTGAATGATTACGAATATTTATATGCTTTGAGCGGAAATGACGCAATTTTCTCATCTGTCCCTTGATTATAGGGACGAAGGGAGGCTTTGTTGACTTTTCCTTGTTTGTTTTAATAAATTTTAATAGATTTGCTTTCATACGTTTATAGCCTCCCCGCCTCCCTGATTAATGTCGCAAGTATCGCAAGGCGGTTCTGTGGGGGTTTTCTTTCCGAAGTGCAGATTCCGGCATTCAACACATTGAGTCGGCCATAAGGCAATGCCGTGATAAATGTTGCAGCCGTTGGATTTGGTTTTGCTGAATTTCATGGAGAGGTTTTTGCCGAATTTTGTGCCTGACCATTCTTTCTTTCCAATGTTTGAATTATACCAGGTGATGAATCGCGCATAGAGTATAGATGCTTTTTCATGAGCGCCCGGCTCAAGGAAGCAACATTCATCGATGAAGTCGGCTAGTAGATCCTCACGCCGGCGATATTCTTCGGACGCTTCCAGTATTGTACGAGGTGGATTTAGTCCAACCCGCTGCCATTCCAAACATCCCTTGACCAGCCAAGCTAATATCCCTGACGCTTCTTTGCGGAGCTGATCACCAAGATCAAGTATGGCCCGGCGCTCGTATTCGTTTTGAGGTTCCCGATTAACAAAACTGATATCATGCGGGATTAAATGAAAGCGTTCCCAGAATGCTTTATCATTGGGAGGGGCTTCGGGCTGTGTGTTAGTCTGCAAAAATAGTTTGTGCGTTGGCTTAAATCTGATTGGGCGCTTGTCGTTCGGCCAACGGCCCTGCAGTTCGTCGCCGCCGGTCAACCATTTTATCTTTGCGGCGCTGAATCGCTGGTCGTCATCAACCTCAGCGGCAAAAGCGAAGCGTAAACCTTTGAGGCTCATGGTGTCGGGCGATGGCCCGGCGGAGGATCGGGAAAACTTCTGGGATAGAAGCATTTCTGATGGGATCGATCCAGCCAGGGAACCCATCGCGTGACTGATCGCCTCTACGATTTTGGTGCGGCCGTTCCATCCCGACTTTCCGAATAATACCGGAAACACTTTCTCCTGCGTCAACCCGGTCATGGCATATCCAAAAAGCCGCTGGAGGTATTCGACCATTGATCTATCTGAATTTTCCTTGTCGCAGTTATGTATCTGCAACAGGGTTCTGTCCCAAAGGGGCGCTGGTTCGTCTATGTCTTTAAATTCAACAGGGCTGGCCAACGATAAGTAGTCAGACGGGCGGCCGGGCTTGATCTTTCCGGTGGTTAAGTCAATAACGCCATTGGCGCAGGGGAAAAGCATGGGCTTCTCGTCGAACTCTTCCCCGGCGATGGCTATCAGATTGTCTATGGTATGCGCGAATTTAAGAGTTGCGGTCCGGCGATTGTCGCCGCGTAACTGGCGCGCACGCTCCAGGAGTTTGTCACATTTTTTGCGGAGTTTATTTGATTCGTCCTTGTCATCGGTATTGGCACGCAGATCCGCTGTTGTTTTATATTCTTCAAGATATTTCTTGGCGACTTCATCAACCGCGGCTAAGGCTTCATCCAAAACGTCCAACGTCCAGAAATGTCCCTGCCATTTATACCATTCTCGTTGACTTTTACAGTAAAGGAATTTGTCCCGGAAAAGCGCAGCGTATAACATGCCGTCGCCCAGGGAATTGGAAAAAAGGCACTGCTGGATAAATTTACTATCTATCTGCGGTTTGTCATCCACCGCCGGGATTCCGGCGGCTTCCAGCTCAACGCGATTTTCAACCAGCCTATGGATGTTGTCATCTTTGTCGCTCATACTTTAATTTTTTCCTTTGCCCCGGTTCGTAAATACTCCGCAATTATTCCTGAAATCCCAAAGGCCCGATCAAAACCATAGTTATGTGGAGTTGGATTTTGGGGTTTCGCTACCCGTGTGCCGATCAGCTCCTGCCAAGGACCCACGGCCATTTTATCGGCGGCGACACCAGCTGGCCTACTCGCTGCGCTCTGTAGATACTGAAAAGGATTTTTTGCACAGGGGGTGCGGGGTTGGGTACAACGCGGAAACTCTACGTCTACTCCCGTGATATTTACATTATAAAATTTTATGAGTTGATTAATTGAGAACACTTAACCCCGCCTAATCTATCGTACTGTAATTTATTTCATGATATTATTATCTCATTCGTTAAATGGGAAGCCTGCGGCGTCTCATTTCGGATTGAAAATTTAATACCCGCCAATCTTTGAGGGATATTACTGCGCGTCATTTTATTTTTGGTGTATTCCTAACGCGCTCAATCAAGGCCTTTTTTTGCAAATCTGAAAGCAACCGGTGATAGGGAATAACATCATCCGCCAACCCCGTATCCACGGCGTTCTTACCAAACAACAGTCTGGCTTGTGTGTCCATGACAACTTTCTGATCAATCCCACGATTTCGAGATATTGTTTTCACTAACAGTTCATAAATTCTTTCGGTTTCATTTTGCGCAGCAATCTGCGCAGTTGTTGATAGGGGAGCGTGCGGGTTAAAATCGATCTTCCGAGTCCCAGAAAAAATAGGCGTATAATTTACCCCAAGATTTTTATCATATTGACTCTGGTCCACGTGCATGCAAATGACGCCGATTGAACCGACGCCTCCGGTGCGCGGAAGAAATATTTTGTCCGCTGCGGAGGCGATGGCATAGGCGCCGGAATAAGCCATTTCGTTGACAACGGCGTAAATAGGCTTAGCACCCCGGGCATTGAAGATTTCATCAACTAAATCAAATACACCGGCTACTTCACCGCCAGGGCTGTCGATATCAAAAACGATGGCGCCAATGCTAGGATCGGAAAGCGCGGCAAGGAATTGTTCCCTGATTGAATCGTAGGACGTGCCGCCGAAAATACAATCAATAATTAAGTCAATGAAATTTGCGTGATAATGCAAAATGCCCAGGATGGAAATGACGGAAATGGACCCATAGCGGATTGATCTATTATTTTGTTTTGCTTGTTGTATTGTTTTTAATTCCTCGTCAGGCACAGAGAGATGGGAGCTAGGTGGGCCATTAAGTGAAGCCAAAATCGTGGTTAAATTTTGTGGGCAAATCAGCGTTGGAATATTAGTTAGCCGTTTTGTAATAAGTTCCGCGGTGACATTTGCTTTATTTTTTTTAAAGTGCATTTTTATCATCCTCTTTAGTTTTACCAGACCGGCAACGATGATGGCAAATCCGACCGCGAGCACGACGCGGCAACGACGTCGCCTGAACCTGTAAATATTTTTAAATTCAAACAAGGTATTGCGCTCTCCTTATTTTCTGTAAACCTCAGTATTCAAACCTGTCATCCGGTCAAAGATCCCGCGCGGCGAATTCGCGAGATTGAATTCACGCAGAACCTGAAGCGTCTCTATACTAAGGGTGACATAAAAACGCGGATCTGTTCGAACAATATCGAAGGCTTTATCAAAGCAGTCTATTATTTCATGAGACTTTAATAACAACGAGTCCAACTGTTCTTGCAAACCTTTCTTCACTTTAAAAATCGCCGGCGATATAACATAATAAATTTTTTCCTTTGCGATTCTTACCATTTCCTCTTGCTGTGGGAGATACCTCACATCAATATCAACGATAATATCTTCCAAAATTTTTATCTCATCCAGCAGATCTTTCTGCATTTTATAATGAGATTCCATGTCATCAACAGTAGAAGGTAAATTTTTGAGTTTCATTTTCTTTTCAGAAATAGAAGTTACTGTTTTTCCCCGAAAATCTTTAGTTTCATTAACTTTGTTCAGGGCATTAATCAAAATATCAGTGTCTTCTTTAGATTGTGTCTTCTCGATGTGGTCAAAGATTTCTTTTGCGGTTCCTTGAGGCGTTGGTTCATTTTTCATGTTGTATTTCTCCTTAAATTTTTTATTTTATCTAATATTAAGATATTTCATCGATTCTAATTTCCTTCGAGTTTAATTTGTTTTCCATGTTGTTCTCCTCTTATTATTTAATTTATTTTTCGGCAGAGCCGGCGGTCGAAAAAATCCGCGCGTTGGACCGACACGCGGCAAAATCTCCGCCGACCTCTGCCATTGGATGACACCTACTCCGCGGTAAGCCGCGCAGCAAAACAGCGGGGCCAGCCGATTGATCGATCGTTTTCCATTCTATTTTCTCCTTTTAGCGAGAGCGAGACGGTGACACCGCCGAATGCCACCGCCCCGCTTAACGACTGACAATGCCGGAAAAAGGCAAAGGATGAAAACCAAAACCGGCGTCGGCAGTTCGTGATTAATTATCACTTCTCATCACCGTTTATTTTATCGCGGGAGCCAAGTTCTCTCGCAAGCCGTAAAATATCGGAATTGCGCCAAACCGCCACTCTTGGGGAAATGTGGATGGGTGGAGGGTATAAGCCTACCTTAATTCCATGAAACCACCCGCTCCGGCTGAACGGCAATATTTCAAGAACTTTGCCTATACGCATAAAACCGGCCTCAAGCATTTCATTGCCTAGATCGCCGCGTTGACATGCGAATTTTAGGAATGCGAACATGAATAAATACGATAAAAGTTTTTTTATAGATTTCATTTTATTCTCCTTTTGATGGTTATCATTGGACTCTAAAATACCTGTTTTATTTTTTTATGCAAGGAAAAAATCATTATAATATTAAATATTTAGGTTAGTTTCTCTCTTTTTTTATCGAAATAATAACCCAAAGCAATTTAACGTTTGATAATTTATATAAAAACAGGCAGGTATTGTATGGTCCTATCAAAGTTCTAATCAGGGGAGGAATGGGAATTAAAAAAGGCCGGACGTGCCGGCCTTTTTTAATGATAATTAAATAATTTCTTCTTTACGTAGATCCTTCAGATGGTTGCGAATGGTTTCGGTTTTCTCATCACGTGCACAACCGTGGAACAAAATATATTTTGTCAATGCAAACCATGCACTATCAACTGTGGTTGTTCGCTCAATTCCGTATTTTTTTAACAATTGTGCCGCCTGTAAGGTGATGATAAGGGGTATTTCTGAAATGGTGGGGGTTATTTTGTATGTTTTGGATTTTAGCGAATTATCAACTATCCGATGCATGAGCATAACAATTCCAGGAAATCCAGCAATGGCTTTGCGTTCGTCATCATTTGCCTTCCACCCTGAAAAAAGATGCCAAAAATGAGGCTGTAGTTTTCTTATTATTTGCTCGATCCTTTTTAAACGTTTCAAAAGACTTTCCATTTCTCTGCGGCGAGTATCGTTTGACATCTCCCTTCTTGCATTTTCAAAAGGTATGCCTCGCTTATAATGATTAACAAGTTTTCCTAATTCAATCTGAAAAGCATCTCGCTGGTCTTTAGTTAAACCTTGTTTACTCATTTTATGATGATGAAATTCTGGTATAGTTCCTTCTGTCATTTGCTTTCCTTTTAGATCTTGCTGATCGAAGATTTACCACCTGAGATAATTTTCAAACCCCGGATTGCCATTGACGAATTGTTGCATCGTGGCAATCTTAATCGCGGACTCTTCGTTTTCTTCACTTTTTTTTCATCATCAAAAATTACTTCATGATCCTCCGTCGATATTGTCCGAACCCTTAAATTACACGTTATGGATATATCCATTAGAGCTAATTCCATTGAATCACCAAAATCTCTTGACGGTACTTCCGATATCTCTGCAAGTTTAAAAATATAATTAAGCGCTTTCACAACCTCATTATAATTATAAACTTCAATATCTTTGTTGTATTTTTTTCCTTCGGAGCGAAAAAAGTTTTCAATCACAACGACCTTTTCCCCATTAAGGTATCTAATCTTCATCGAGTACCTCCTTTATCATTTCTATAATATCCTTACGTTTTATTTACCCTGTTATCTTCTTAAACGGAATAACCTTTGCACCTTGTTTCAATCCGTCCAAATAATCAGCCCATTTCTGCATCATTTTCTTTCGTTCGATAAGGTGTGATGTTCTGTTGTAAGCGCGGCCAAGGGGGTCTTTGACTGCATGAGAAAGCTGATGCTCAATAAGCTCAGGCCTTACTTGCAAGACCTCATCAAGAAGTGTTCGCGCTGTTGCTCTGAAGCCATGCGCGGTCGTTTCGCCCTTTTCAAACCCCATGCGCCTCAGCGCCGCAACAAGGGCATTATCGGACATTGGCCGATCAAAAGAACGGGCTGACGGAAAAATATAGCGGCTTGCACCGGTGAGTTCCTTAATCTCCGTCAATATCTCTATTGCCTGTTTTGACAGTGGCACCAAGTGCGGTTCTTTCATTTTCATTTTACTGGCGGGAATATTCCATTCGGCATTTTCAAAAGATATTTCTTCCCATTCAGCATGACGCAATTCTCCTGGCCTGCAAAAAAGCAAAGGCAAAAGTCTCAACGCACACTTTACAACAAAAGACCCTTGATAGACGTCAATGGCCCGGAGTAGTTCGCCCACTTTTAGCGGTTCGGTGATTGCCGCCATATGACCTTTGTGGGGCGGTGGAATCGCTCCCTTGAGATCAACTGATGGGTCACGATCAGCGCGTCCCGTGGCTACTGAATATCGAAAGATTTGGCTACATGTGCTTCTTACGCGATGGGCGGTATCTAGCGTGCCCCTTAATTCGATGCGGCGCAACACTACCAACAATTCTAAAGCTTTGATCTCTGCTATCGGCCTTGCCCCCATATACGGAAAAACGTCGTGCTCTAATCGTCTTAAAATTCTTTCAGAATGGCTCGGTTTCCATGTGTGCGTATATTTAGCAAACCATTCACGAGCTATGATCTCGAAGGTTTCAGTTGATTCAGTATTTGCTTGCTTTTGCGCCTTACGGAAGGCTCGCGGGTCAATGCCATGTGCTATCTGTGACCTTGCTTCATCGCGTTTTTGCCGCGCGTCAAGAAGGCTTATTTCCGGGTATGCGCCAAAAGCAAGAAGACGAGCTCTACCATCAATTGTATATTTGAAACGCCACAATTTTGAACCGGCCGGTGTGACCAAGAGAAAAAGGCCGTTACCGTCAAACAGCGTCATCGGTTTTGATTGAAGTTTGACTTTCTTAATTTTCGTGTCCGTTAGTGGTACAATTTTTTTAGGCATGCTGATTCCTCCTTTTTTGGTATACGCAATTTTTTTGGGTATACGTTAACCAAAATATATACCAAAAAATCTTGGATTATGTGTTAAAGCTTATAACACGTCTTTGGACTAAAAGCAACAAAAAACCAGCTATTTCTAACTGGTTTTTGTACTTCTTTGGATTTTGTTGGATTATGTCTTGGTGGAGATGAGCGGGATCGAACCGCTGGCCTCTTGAATGCCATTCAAGCGCTCTCCCAGCTGAGCTACACCCCCAATAATACTTCTTGAATTGAGCAGCCCCTTAACATGTGTATTTATGGCTTGTCAACAGTTTTTAGCTTGACTTTTTGCACCCCGTCTATATAATCGCTGACCGTGCCGGAGTGGTGAAACTGGTAGACGCAGGGGACTCAAAATCCCCCGTTCGCAAGGACATCTCGGTTCGATTCCGAGCTCCGGCACCATAATAAAATCAATGGCTTGCAAGTATTCATTGACTTGTAGGCCTTTTATTTTTTTCTTGAATATTTAATTTTATCCCGCTTCTATCCCGCTTTTTAATTTTTACCTATCAAATAAAAAAACCCCGGATTTCTCCGAGGTTTTTTCGATTAAGGTAAATATACCTACAAAATATTTTATTTGCTTTTAACTTTTGCTAAACTTGATCTTAATACCCAACCAGAACCTTTTCCATTTATTGCTTTTACTTTTACCAAATCTAGTCTACAAAATGAGCAGGAATCGACAATCTTTACGATTTCATCATTGGCAGTCATAATTATTGTTTTCCTTTCCAGTTGATCATTTATATATCCTATCCCTGCTTCACGATCTAAACTTGCTATATGTTCTATTTGAAAAGCACTATCATAAACATATTCGCCTTTTTTCATAATATAATCAGAAACCAAAACTGATGATTTATTATTATTTACTTTTTTTACATTATTTATTTTAGTGCTTTTCTCTTTCATGATAAGTTTGCAATTATACTTTTTACAAAGTTTAGAATCTTCCGTGAGTTGCACCATTCCTTCACCGTCTGTATATTGGTAAACATCAGCAAAGGAAAAATTGTATGAACACAATAAAACCAAGAATATTAATATTGTTAACGTCTTTTTTATATTCATATTGCCCCCTTAATGTAGGACGGTCACGAATTAGAATAATTTTTTGTAATTTTTAGATTTTAAAACACCATCATCATGACCAAGGCAACCATATTCCTTGTCATCAGCATCGTACCAATATGATGCAATCACATGGTTCAAATATGTTTTCGCCACTTTGTTCTTCATTCCCGCCTTTTCATATTTTTTATACTCGTCGATAGTTGCCCATTTAGGGTCTGAAAATATAAAAACAATAAAGTTAGTGTATTTGTCGGTCAATCCTAAGTTCACAGGCGGAAGGAACTTTGATAATGTCTTATCCTTCTTTCCTTGTTTTATTTTATAAATAAAATCTTTTAATTGTTCTTTTGTTGTATTTGGAGGCACGAGTAAACCTAGAATTATGCCTTCCTTCCAAGCGACCTTAAACGATGGTGTTTGAGCGAATACGAGTGAAACCGTGATAACAAAGAAAAATAATAATGTTATAATTATAAGACGTTTCATAATATCTCCTTATTCTTTAATTAATAATTATTAGACATACAGAAGTTTATTTCGTCTTTTTAGATTTCAGCACTTCTAATCGTTTTTTAAGATTTGCATTTTCTGCTTTCAGTTGTTCATTTTCTTTCTTTAATTTATCAATATCGTTCGATGTATCCCCTTCTATTTTCGCATATAACTTTGTTGCATTCTCTAATTCTTGTGAAGCCGCCCCCCATATAATTGGCAATAATCCATCAAGAAAATAACTATCCTTTTTATCTGTAAGAGCTTGTGAGGCTTGTGGATATAAACTGCTAATTTCTCTTCCTCTTTTGGAATCTACTGTAAAAAACCCATATTTTTCATCAATAGTAAGCCCTAACATCTTTGAATTCCATAATGTGCCAGCATATTCATAGTGACCCATAACTTTATTTATAGAATCCGTTAATTCCGGGTTTTTTTTAGCATCCGAACTTTCCATATACAAATTTACTGGAAATTTAGCATCAGCAAGGGCATTACTATAATCACGATAAGCTATACCAGCCTGACATCTCGCCTGGAGTTTTTTCAATCCGAATACAGCCTCTTTAGCCGATTGAGCATAGGCAGGAACCGAAAATAAAATTGATACAATCAACATAAATACAATTACTACTGTTTTTTTCATGTTTGCCCCTTTCTTTGATTCGTATTTATAAAATATTGGTTCTATTGTTTTTTGATTGATTTTAATGCTTCTATTATTTGTTCATAACGACGTCTAACCTGTTCAGCCTCATCAGTGGCTTGCCAAAGCCTTGCACATATTCCTAAGAAACATGCGGTGGCAATTAAGCCTACTCCAAAAGTTGCGTTTGACAAATTAAAGATTCCTGCAAGACAAAGCAAGATTCCAATAACAGCAAGTGTAGTTACCATAAGGCCTCCAAATAGTTTAATAATGCTTCGGATTGAATGGAGTATAAGGAAACTGACATATAGTGTCAATGTTTATAAAGTCTAGGGAAATAAAACAACCCCAGCCTTAAAACGTGCCGCCTTGACTATGGCAATCAAGCGGCCGGTGCAATCCTTTTTTCTTCTTGCGCGATCCGTTCCAAAAAAGCCTGTTCGGTTTCGGATTCTTGCCTTCGATATTCGCGGCCAGGCTTTCCCAGCCTCCCGGACTTGAGAACATTGACCAACTCAGGCGGTTTGCCATATCCGGCTTTTGAACAGTCCTGACAATACCTTTTTAGTGTAACAGTTTCCCATTCTTCATTGATTAATATTTTTTCTAAGGCTTCAATACGTTTTTCAAGCTCCGCCATTTTGCCCCCCCTATTAATTTGAAGTAAGGGCAACGTCCGGCCCTTGTGTGATTGCTGGCAAGGTTTCATGATCTATTGAAAAAAATACAGGCGCGGCGTCTTTAGCCATAAACGGCTTCACTTGTGCTATCGCCCGTTTATTCAGTGCTTCGTCTGTTTCGTTTTCCATTCTCATAATTTCGTGTTCATGATATTTCCAACCCTTCACCGGCTCCGGCGGCGGTGCATCTTTTCTCGCATTCACACGGCGAATAAAAACGCCTTCGGGTTGCTCTTCAACATCCACAAATATTTTATTTTCTAATGCTTCAATTCTTGATTCAAGATTATTCAT